AGCCGCAGCTGTTTGATAACCATGGGAGAGAGCCGAACCCTGCGATATTTGACAATCAGGAAAACGACGGGTTGCCTTTTTAGTAACTTAAAAATAAAAAAATGAGAAAGTATGTAATTAAATTTAGCCACGTGGAAGAAAGTGAGTACACGGCTATTGTAGAAGCAGAAAGCTATGAAGAAGCAATGGATATTTTTGAAGAAAGTCCATTTGATTATCTTGAAGATGAAGAACCCGACAGTGTGCAAGGACACGCATTTCACGTTAGTAAAGTAACTGAAGATGGTGAGGTTGTGTATGAAAAATCAAAGAAACTGAATGTTGAATACTGTTAATATTAGGTAATTAACACAACAAAAAGCAAGTATCAATCGGGATAGTAGCAGGTTCGAGTCCTGCCTTGCTTTCAAAATTAAAGACAAAATGGAAGAACTTAAAAAAGAAGCAAAAGATATTCAAGATTACTTGGAGATTACCTGCTCAGATAACCCAGAGGAAATGGTTGAACGTATTAAAGATTTGTCTGTATATATGGCTCGTAGTGGTGAGATGTTGGCAAAGGCAAAGTATCTCTACAACCAACGTACAACCGCTGAAATTACAAAGACAATTATAGCCATAGCAAAGGAACAATATCTATCGGCAACGGCTCAAAATGCCTTAGTTAAGGCTATTGCTCAAGAGGAGCAGTATCTTGTAGATTGGTTGGAGCGTATTAATCGCACTTGTACTCATCAGATAGAAGCCCTTAGAAGTCTTCTAAGTTATGAGAAAGAGAATTTGAGGATAACAAAAACGGGGTATTAAGCAATTTTCACCCCCTCGTTAAGCAAGGCAAAAAATCATTCCTAACTGTCTCTAAATGGCTAAAAGCCGTCTAAATTGTTAAACCGATTTGAGAGGAGATTGAGTGCGCATAAATCTTTATCAAATCTCTAATTTCAAATCAAAAATGAACGAGTATCAAGAATTTTTAAAATCAAAGCAGAAGTCAAAAGAGCATAAAGGCTTTGCATCTTTGCCGATGAATGACAAGCTGTTTCCTTTTCAGCAGTTCATTGTAGAACGTAATCTAAGCAAGGGCAAGCACGCTGTATTTGCTGATTGTGGACTTGGAAAGACCGTAATGGAGCTTGAGACAGCAAGCCAAATCGTAAGGCACACCAATAAGCCTGTGTTAATCCTTGCTCCCTTGGTAGTGGTAGCACAGACCCAAAGAGAAGCGGAAAAGTTTGGGTTTGACCTTGATAAGGTAACGATTACCAACTTTGAGAATTTGCACAACATCAATCCCTTGGAGTACGCAGGGCTGATAGTAGATGAAAGTTCTATAATGAAGAACTTTGAAGGGCAAATAAAAAAGCAACTTTTTGAGTATTTCCATAATACCCCTTACAAGTTTGCTTTTACAGCTACTCCCTCCCCTAATGATCCTATGGAGTTGGCTAATCACTCAGAATTTTTGGGTTATCAAAGCAGGTTAGGAATGCTTGCTACCTACTTTATCAATGATCAAGACCACACGAGTAAATGGAGATTGAAAGGGCATGCGATTGAGAAGTTCTATCAGTTCGTATCGAGTTGGGCAATAATGCTTACCAATCCTGCGGATATAGGTTATCCAATGCAAGGGTATGACTTATCAGAAGTGATTTACAAGGAGTACCAAATCATCACCGAGAACGACTTTAGTAATGGTATGTTATTTCCAAGTTTAGCAGTGTCTGCTACTGACTTCAATAAGGAGTTAAGACGAACCAAAGAGCAACGAATAGCAAAGGCAATAGAGATAGCTAATGCAAACGAGGAACCACACATTGTATGGGTGAAACATAATGACGAGGGGAAAGAAGTTACTGCGGGTATTCATGGAGCGGTGGAAGTCTCAGGGAGTGATAAGCCTGAAGAGAAAGCACAAAAGTTGTTAGACTTTGTAGATGGTAAGTTCAGGGTATTAGTTACTAAGCCAAAGATAGCCCAGTACGGATTGAACTTTCAGCACTGCCTAAATCAAACATTTATGAGTCCTGACTTTTCCTTTGAAGGCTTTTATCAAGCAGTAAGGCGTTCGCACCGCTTCGGAAAGAAGGGAGATGTAACGGTCAATATTGTAACCACTGATACCATGCAGAATGTTATTAGTATCATCAGAGAGAAAGAGAAACAATTCAAACAAATGCAACAATTAATGATTAATAACCAAACACTATGGAACAACCAAAATACAGAGCCATACACGGCGATTGCATAGAGGAGGTGGCTAAACTCCCTGACAACAGCATTGACTTTTCAATATTTAGTCCTCCTTTTGCCGAGTTATATGTCTATTCAGACGATATACGAGACATGGGTAATTGCAAAGATTATGAGGAGTTCTTTGTACATTTTCAGTTTCTCGTGAAAGAATTAGCAAGGGTAATTAAAAGCGGACGATTGGTAGCAGTGCATTGTATGGACTTACCTGCAATGAAAGGCAAAGATGGGTATATCGGTCTTAAGGACTTTTCAGGAATGCTCATTCAGGCTTTTGAGAAGGAAGGGTTTATTTACCACGATAGGATCACAATATGGAAAAGCCCTGTAGTGGAAATGACACGAACCAAATCAATAGGGCTACTACATAAGACCATTAAGAAGGATAGCAGCCTATCACGTACAGGGATCCCTGATTACATCTTAGTATTTCGTAACGCTGGTGATAACTTAGAGCCAATCACTCACCAGGATAAAGACGAGAACAAGGAAAATTACCTCCCCGTGAATTTGTGGCAAAAGTACGCTGAGCCAGTGTGGTATGACATCAATTACTCCGATACCTTGCAATATACATCTGCTCGTGAGGAGAAGGACGAAAAACATATTTGTCCTTTACAGCTTGAAACGATCAGGCGTTGCTTGCACCTATGGAGTAATGAAGGAGATACAGTACTCAGCCCTTTTGGAGGGATAGGAAGTGAAGGGTATGAAAGTCTAAGGCTTAATCGTAACTACATAGGAATAGAGCTTAAGGAGTCCTATTACAACCAAATGCAGCGCAATCTCAAGCGTATGATTGCCGATAAAATGCAGCCTAAATTATTTTAAATACTCATTCATTTTTCCTTGTCTTTTGCCCTCGCTTGTACTTGGCGTGTAATGTTAAGGAGAGGGCTTAGGACAAGTGATTTAAAAACTAAAAAACATGACAAAAGATTTAATATTCAAAGAGAGTTGGTATAAAGCTATGCAGCATCTTCCTCTACCAGAACAAAAAAAAGTAACTATGGCAATATTACATTATGCATTTGCTGATGAGGATTGGGAGAAGGTACTCCGCCCTCAATCACGAGCGGTATTCCTGCTAATCAAAGCAGACTACCACATGCAAGAGAAGTTAGCATAAGAAGTAATTATCACGTTCATTTAAATAATAACCAATGGAAAGAGAAAGTTTCGTCTTTTACAGGAGCTTTTATGAAGGGATAAAGGAACTGCCGAGAGATATTCAGGGAGAAGTGCTTACAGCCATAATGGAGTATGGCTTAAACGGAGTAACAACTGAAAATCAGAAGCAGATAACAAAAGCGATGTTTGCCCTTATAAAACCTCAATTAGACGCTAATAATCAAAGGTTTGAGAATGGAAAAAAAGGAGGTCGTCCAAAAGCGAACTGTAACCAAACAGAAACCGAAACAAAACCGAAACAAAACCGAAACAAAACCAAACACGAACCTAATGTAAATGATAATGTAAATGTAAATGATAATGATATTTCTTTTTTAGAAAAAAAGAAACAAAAAAGCGACGCTGCGGTTTCTGATTTGGTGGAAAACGAAAATTCAGAATCTCCCTTAGAGACCCTTCAAACTCCAAAAGAACAAAGCGGCGGCGGGCGAAAGCGGTTCACCATACCAACCCCTGAAGAAGTGCAGGCTTATTGCAATGAGCGAAATAATGGCATTTCAGGGCAACAATTCTACGACTTTTACAGCTCTAAAGGTTGGAAAGTAGGTAGTCAGCCAATGAAAGATTGGAAAGCAGCGGTGCGTACATGGGAGATGCGAAGAAAAGATCTATCACCCTCTGTAGCGCAACCACAACCCCAAATTTCAACGCCAAAACGTATCCGCTTTGACGAATACGGGAACGAGGTGGTTTATTAAAAAAATAGGCTCAAAAATGCAAAACAGAAAAATACCAAATGACCCTGAATTAGAGGCTATCGTACTTGGGGGTATGCTCATAGAACAACGAGGAGTTTCTGAGGTAGTTGAGGTGGTGAAGGATACGAATGTTTTTTACACCCCTAAAAACGCCCTTGTTTATGATGCCATCCTCTCCCTATACAAGTCCTCGCAAGGGGTGGACATAATGACAGTAAAGAAAGAGCTTCAGCGAGTAGGCAAGCTCAAAGAAGCGGGAGGAGGTGGTTACCTTGTGGAGCTCACAGAGCGAGTATCTTCTTCTGCGCATATACAGAACCATGCCATACTTCTTATGCAGATGTACGTTAAGCGTAAGAGTATCGAGGTAGGTTATAACCTTGCTGAGCAATCATACGAGGAGGATACGGATATATTCGAGTTGCTTGATGGCTCTTACAAAGAGCTTGACAAGATTTCCGATTGGTTATCTATCAAACAACCCAAGGAGATAGGCGATTATCTTACCGAGGTACTCAAGACCAAAGCAGAGAGAGCGGGAATACCTACCGCAGTGAGGGATATTAACCTCAAGCTCAACGGATACCAACCGAGTGACCTTGTAATCATAGCAGGAAGACCTGCCATGGGAAAGACAGCATACGCTCTGAATGATGCACTTCATCAGGCACGATTAGGCTACCCCGTAGGGATATTTTCCCTCGAAATGAGCGCACGACAACTTACAGCGAGGCTCTTCGCAAACTATGCGGGGATAGATAGCAATAAGTTATCTATTGGCACGCTTTCACAGAGTGAGATGGATGTAGCCGTAAGTCTCCGTCCTTCATTCGGAAAGTTGCCATTGTATATTGATGACGAACCTTTTCTCACTCTGTTATCGCTTAAAATCAAAGCGAAAAAGTGGGTGAGAGAAAAAGGGGTAAAGATAATTTACATAGACTATCTCCAGCTCATCAGTAACTCCCAGAGAGGGCGTACACGAGACCAAGAGATTAGCGAAATATCCCGTACCCTCAAAGGGTTGGCTAAGGAATTAGATATACCTATCATAGCACTATCCCAATTATCTCGAACAGTAGAGACACGAGGTGACAAACGACCCATGCTTTCAGACCTTCGAGAATCGGGAGCCATAGAGCAAGATGCTGACAATGTACTATTCCTCTATCGTCCTGAATATTATCAGATACCCCAATGGGAGGATGGCACGCCAACCGATAACGAGGTAGAGGTTATCATCTCAAAGTTTCGCAATGGCACAACAGGAGGAATAATAATAGGCTGCCAGCTACAATACATGCGCTTTTTTGAACGAGGAGGAAGTGTAAGCATGAATATTCAACAAGAAAATAATTTACCAAAAATTGACCCTAAAAACAACAGTCCATTTTAAAATGAAAAGTACAAAATTTTTAACAGAACTAAGAGCGAGGGGCTTACAAATCACAGAAAAGGAAGCCAAATACCTTATGGAAATAGCTGTATCTAATTACAGAGAAAATCAAGTAAAACCAATTCTTAAGCGGGAAAAGATGGCGCATTACCTAATCCTTGCATTAGCGTTCTCGGATGCTACTAACGAGTTGTTACACATGATTGACGAGAGCAATCTAAAGTATAAGTTCAAAAGCAACTTCAAGAATGTAAAGAAGCACACAAGGGATATTGTAGATGAGTTTTATAGAGTGAATAAAGCCGATACTCAACTCCTTGAAGCGTTCAAATCTTATGCGGATGATATATCGGAAATCGTGTATCTACATTTGGATAGTATCAATGATAACAATAAAAAATAAATGAAAATCATCGACCTTTTTAGTGGTATTGGTGGCTTTGCGCTCGGATTTCAGCGGGCAGGCTACCAATTCACAGAGCATTATTTTTCAGAAATAGACAAGCACGCCATCGCAAACTATAAATACAATTTTCCACATGCAAA